TGGTGGCGTGCCAGCCTCCACCGGGGAGTAAGCGGTGGAGGCCGACACGAGGCCCCAGGTATCCACTTCTGGATCCTGCGTGACCATCACTCCTACCGCGCCGGTAAAGAGTGCCGAGGCAAGAATCGTGACGACGGGGTTCATGCGACGCTCGGGTGCATGGGTTCGATTGGGGGCTGGTGGGTGAGCTTCGATGGTTCGCTCCAGTCGTCGTCTGCGTTGAATCGGTAACGCAGTTGGGCCTTCAATACGGCGCCTTCCTGGTCACGGAATACTACGAGATGAAACTGTTGCCCAGTTTCTTGACACAATCCAGTCAGTATTTCATAGGTGATGAGTGTGGTCATTATTGGCCGCCTCCAACGGCTGGTTTCACCTTAGCGCACTTTTCGGCGCTTGTGGGGGATTTGCAGCCTTACTACTTTTCGCACCATCCTGGCCGGGATAAATAGCACGTTGTCGACACCCTTATCGTCGGTCAGGCTTTGGGCCAGTATCAGATGCCTGGCGTTGCGCTTAGATAACAGCCAGCCGACTGACTGCACCACGCACGGCTCATCAGTCAGGTCAGCAAGCTCATGCCATTCGTCGTTGTCGATGGTGTGGGCGTCATGCCAGGTGACCAGCACGAGTGGGTGCTCTAGTCGAGCCATACCACGTACTCCGCTGCCACCCGGCCCTTTTCTGGATCAATAAAGTGCAGGCGTTGGCTGGGTATGCCTGTTGCTGCCACGAATTCGCGCGCGTATTCATTGTGCGACTCGGGTGACCCGGTCACGAAAATGCGGCCGCCGTTGCTCATGGTCAGGCTCATGGGCGTGTGCCAGTGGCCCATGTAGCAGTCGTGGAAATCCTCAATGACGCCACCGGCCCATGCGTTGACTTTGCGCAGGATGCCGAACGCTGGTGTGTTGCCACCGAAGCTCTTGATTTCGTCACCGTGCACCAGCAGCGCCTTGTAGTTGCCAATCTTGGTGATCTGATACCAGGCATCTGATGACTGCCAATCCTTAACCAAATGGCCGACTTTATTGCGCGCAATCTCGTAAGCAATGCGGTCGATGTTGTCGCCGGCTGGCATTTCGCCTTTGCGGCCGATGCGGCCGTGGTTGCCGTATTCGCACACAACGCGCACTGACTCAAAGTTGGCGGCCAGCGTCGTGATGGTTTGGCTGATGATGTGCGACGTGTTGAACAGCTGCTCGTAAAGCAGGGCGTCAACTTCCCACGCTTGACCGGGAAAGATGCCTAGGCCCTCGACCATGTCGCCACCAAGAAACAAGACTGCCTCGCGTACCGGGTGATGTTTGCGCTGAATGTCGGTGATCGCAATGCTTTTGTCAATAAAACGCTCGATGCGTTGTGCACACGTTTCTTTGCCGTAGCTCACGGTCTTTTTGCCGAGCTGCCAATCGGTGCAATGGATGAGTGCAACTTCGGCTTTGCCTTTGCGTGTGTCTTTTGCAGGTGCCTTTACTTTGACTGGCGGCGTAGCCAGCCCGGCATCTTTGGCAGCCTGATAGACGGCAGCGACGAGTTCGCCGGTCTTGTGCTTCAGTTTGATGTTCAGTTCATTGGAACGCTTTAGTGCTTGGCGCAGCTGATCGATTGTTTGCAGCTCGCCGAGCTCGTCACTTAGCGCCATGACGCATCCTGTAACGGTAGACGACATTCCAATCGGTCTTGAAACCGTGCTTGCTTAGCAACGCAGCCACGGCCTGATTGCTGAATGATTCATCAAGAATGATGTCGACCCATTCCTTGCGGTTTTTCTGTTTATTGACCCAGGCGGTCAAATCACCGATTTTGTTCTGCTTCTGAGTTATTTCGTCGCGTAAAGCCATTGATGTGGTCCTCCAAGTGGTTGTCTAGCTTGTTTTCCACCCTAGTCAGTATCTTGCGCACGTATGCGTGATCGTCGGCGTTTTCTCGCCGGGCTCGCTCAATGAAGGCAGCAGGGATGCCAGCAGCCACGAGGGCTACGGCTGAGATGAGGGCGACGGTGATTTCAGTTTGCATGGGTGTCAAGCCAGCGCTGCACCCTGGGCGGTATTGATTCTGCCTTGAAATAGCGGATGTGCCACGGTTCGGCACCAGACCTGAATTCCCAGCTGAATCCGAACGTTAAACAGTTGGCTTCCATCCATTGCAGGCGCTCACCTGATGCCTCTGACACGTCGACAGCGAGGCCGAGGTTATGTGTGCTTGTGCCCGGCACGGCCATAGGTGCCAGCCCAGGCTTTAGGTACCAGCGTTGGCCCTTCCACGTGCGTATTGATGTGCTGTTGGCAATCGGGGCTGTGGTGTATCGAGCGAGAAAGCCACGCTCCTGTGTCGCTAGATCGCGGTAGGTGTCGCCATGGCTGGTCGGTTTAAACGGCCTAATGCCATCAGCGTGCGCTTGGCGTCGCATCGCCTCCCAGGCTTGTGCAGCGAGCCAATGCAGCCGGCCGTAGGGCCGTATTGAGCGCAGCAGGTATGCAGGTATTTCGCCTGGGTTGACGTTTGCCAGATCAGCCGGGAGGCGTACCGGCCTGACTTCGCGGCTCACTTGCGGCCGTATCTCGCGTCTTTAGTGTTTGCCCAAGCGTAAATCAGCGGCAGCACTGCTGCGAGCCCGGCTTTTAGCGCGCCTTCGATGTCGTAACCGCTTGTGATAAGCACGGCGACGGAGCCAGCGACGAATCCTTTGACCCAGTCCTCTAAAACGTATTGCCACTTCATCAGCCCACCAAAGCAGCGATTTCTTTGTCGGTCAAACCAAGCGCCGACAATTTGGCCCGTGCAGACTCTTTTGCGGCCGCAGCGGCTTGCCGCTGTGCTTCAACGGCATCCTGCTCAAGCTGCATTTGAGCCCACGCTTCAAGCGAGGCTTCGTACTGTTCATTGGTCAGTTGTACGCGATCACCATTCACGTCAGCAAACTGCGGAGCTGGGTTGGCTTTGCGTGCCTGTTCGATGTAATCGTTTTTATTGGTCATGATGCCACCTCATAGAAAATGTTTCCTGCAAGAACGTCGGTGTTGCCCCAAGTGAACGGCGCGGTTGCGTTGACTTCGGCCAACTGAATGATTGTGCCTGCGGCGTTCCATCCCCAAAAGCGAGCAGTAGTTGTCGTGTCTAGTCCGACCATACCGAAATAGTTATTTACACCGGTGTCGCCGAAATAGCCGAATCCGTAAGGCGTTAGCGATGTTGTGCCGGTTGTTGCGCCCGTAAGCGGCAAACTGAATGTCGGGTTTGCGGCGATTGCGCTGGTGGAACCCAATGTAAATACAAACTTCACCATCGCAAAACGACCGATGCGAATGTAAAGCGCTGACAATGTGCCATTGCCTAAAGTGATGTTGGTCAGCGTTGGCGTGTACGAAATCCATTTGCCGGTGCCGATAGTTATCCATGCCGAACCGTCATACATTTGCAGGCCGCCAGATGTGCCCTCGACGTACACCAACTGGCCTTCCGCAAGAGTCTTTTCCCCGGTGCCGCCGAATAGTCCATCGCGTGCCGTATTGTCGGCAGCGACTGGCACGCCGGTACGCGCGGACTGATTCATTTGTGCCGCTGTGAGTACCTGGCTGGCCGTAAATGTTGGAACTGATGTTTGCGCGTTAGCACCCATGAGGTTTCCTATCCTAATACGTTGTTGGCGTCAAGTACGCCGAATGTGGCGTCATCGAGTATGAGCTGATAAACAATTGTGGTCGGGCTTGTGTAGTAGGTGATTCGGTGGCCTCGGTTCACGTCAATAACGCCTTGGATTCCTTCAACAGCCAATTCCTCGGTCAATGGCGTGCCAAGCCCAGGAATGGTCTTTTTTATGCTGATGGTGTCACCAATGTCAATGGTGGTTGCGTCGTCGCGTTGCGTTGACGTAAGCAAACCAAACCAGGTGGTCACGCTCGTGTACCTGGGCGCTGGATTAGGTTCGAGCAGATAGGCGGCCAGTGCGTCAATTTCGCCTTGTATGTGCAACAGGCTGTTGGTGATGCTGGTGCCCTGGATGAAGTATTTAGCGATGCTGCCTGCGTCAATGTCGATGGCTTCTTTGCCATCAAGCGCGCCGACATAGGCGCGGTTCACAACGTTGTCGGCATCAAACTCAACGTCGAGCGCCTCGTATTTGGCGCCGACGCCGTCATCAGCAAAAGAGAGCACCGGACTGCTGAGCGTGTTACCAATGCGTTCCTGGAACGTAATTGTGCCATCACGCGCCACAAATAACCGACCTTGCTCAGCATCATTGATTTGCGTCAAATAGGCCAGCGTGTTGGTGCCCTGGGGCACCGTGTAGGCGCTGTCATGGCCGAGATTGACGGTGCCGGTAGCGATGTTTGTTGTGCCTGTGTAGTCGACTTCAGGCAGGGCTAGCACGCTAATAATTCGCTGACCTGATGTTTCCGAGCTGACGTTGTATTCATCAAGCTGGGTTTGTGCAAGTTTGTAGAACTCGTCTGCGCATTGCACGTTGACGGTGTTGTAACCAGCCAAGGCAAATTCGTAGGTGTAACCGGTGACGATGCCTGTGAACAGGTATTCGCCATCGCGGCTGAGGCGCACGGATCTCATTGGTGCCAAGCCAGGCTCATTGTTGGCTGGGTCGTAGTAGGGGCTGCTGGTGTCGTATGGGCCGAGGATGCCTGTTTCGTCGCGCATGGAAAATGTCATGACGCCTGCACCGAATTGGTAATCGGATTTGCGTCGACCGCGCGAGTAGGCGATTGACTTTGCATACTCAGTTATGTCGGCGTATGTGGTTTGTGGGCCGAGCGTGCCTACGTTGAGCTGGCTGCTGTCAAGCCTGAAACTGCTGTAATCAAAACCGGTGTCAAGCTCTAGCAGGTAATCGCCTGACTGTACGACTGTGGAAGCCATTACGCAATTTGCAGCTGTAACGGCCCACTGCGCCGGTTGTAATCCGTGAGAGCGTCAACGATTGCGTCGCCCAGGCTGGCCTCAGCGATGGCTGCGTTCACGATGACGGTGATGCCGCCAGTGTCGCTGAGCAGTGTCTGTTCGCCCAGGCCGCCGCCGATGCCGCCGCCGCCACCACCAAAGAAACCTTCGTCAACAGGCAGGATGCCGACCATGCCCCGACCGAGGCCGCCACCGCCACCGCCGACCGTGCCACCACCGCCACCGCCGCCACCGCCAGAGGGCGCTGGAAGCGTTACGCCAGGTGCAGGCACAACAGGCACGACTGGAGCTGCGAAACGGCGTTCTAGCAAGTCTGGGCCGCTCGTGGGGCCCCCGACGTTACCAGACGCAGCTCCGCCGCCACTCATCCCAAATCTTTTTAAGGTGAACTTGTCAAGATAATCAATGTCGCTAAATGGATTAATAGCGTTTAAACCTTCAATAATTTTGTTAATCATGCCGACAAATTGATTGCCAATGTTTTCAAAAATGCCGATAATAAAATTGCCCATTGCGGCAAAAGCATTTTTAACACTGCCTGTCTTAGCAACCAAGATTGCGAATCCGCCAATTAATAGACCTACAGCTGTTACCACTATCCCAATCGGATTAGCAGCCATCGCAAGATTTAATGCCAATTGAGTTACGGTCAAGACTTTGATGAATGCGTTAAGTGCAATTATTGACGTAGCCAAAGATCCAATTGCAGCAATAATTGTTAAAACTTTGTCCGTGTTATTTTGAACGTACTCTGCCATGCGCTGCAAAAACGGCAACACACGTTCCAGAATTGGCAAAAATGCTTCGCCAATAGCTTCTCGCGTTTCTCCAATAGTCAATGCCAAACGCTTCATTTGACCTTCGGCGCTGTTGGCTGCAACTACAGCTGCGCCACCGACCGTCGCGTTGAGCGCCTGCATAATCTCATCAAGTGAGGCACCGTCTTTGATTAGGCCGCGCACGCTGGGCACGAGGTTGCCCAGGGCTTTGGTGTTGCCTGCATAAGCCTTGGCTACGGCATCCGTAACGGCGCTGAGTTCTGTGCCGGTAGCAGCCGAAATGTCGAGCGAGGCGTTGAGCAGCTCTTGGCTGTATTGCAAATCGCCTGTGGTTTGCACCAGGGTGGCCAGGGCTGGCCTGAGCACGTCGTCTGCGACTGCTGCGCTCATCATGGTGGCCTCGATGTACGCCTCCGCAGCGCGCACGTTGGCTTCCCCGGCCAGCGTGTTCTTTTCGATGGCTAGGGCCAACAGCTCTTGTGCTTTGGCATCCTCAATAGCGGCTTTAGTGGCGTCACCGATTACGACAGCCAAGCCACCGATAGCGGCTGCGGCCGGCAGCGCAGCCTTGCTGAGAGCGAACTGGGCTTTGGCGCCAGCGCCCTCAAGCTGTTTGAATTCGGCAACGGCCTTGCTAATGCCTTTGCCATCAAACTCGGAAATAATTGGGATTGTTACGGCCATTAGCGCACCAGTCTACGATTCGTCTCGTCGGTGATTTTGTCGACCAGTTGCGCAAGATTTTCGTTCACTGCGTCAGCGTTACGTTCGTAGGTCGGCCACATGAGGCGTGATGCTCGGCCGTAAAGCTGATCGAGGGCTGTGGCTAGCCGATTGGCTGATTTGCGGCCTGCCATGTCAAAGATTGTGCCTGCTGGGCTTTTCATTGTGACGCTGAAAACAGCCAAGCTGTTGCCTCGACGCCTATTGCTGAATCGCGCAATGATGGATTTGCTGACTGCTTGCTGATCCCAAGGAAAAATGCGGCCTTGTTTCCATGACCGAGCAAAACCCGACAGCGGCCTAGCAACTACCTGGGTGCGTGCGTCTTTCACGATGGGGTCAACGATTTGCTTGAAATCGCGTTTGATTTCTTTGGCAAGGTCAGGCTCAAGCTTTTGCAAGTCGCGCATGGCTTCCTTGACGCCGACAACAGTGACAGATGCTTTACCGGCCACGACGTTTCTCCTGTTGCTTTTTAGCCAGCAGCAGCACAGTAGCCAAATCCTCTACATCAAACTCGATGCCGTTGGGCCAGTAGCCGGTAGCCAACAGCAGCTCAGCTAACTGGCGTCTGATGCTGCCGCTGCCGTAGGGTTTGCGCCGGCGACCTCCACGACGCTGAAATCATCCACCGACTGCAGCCAGGCGTCATAGTCACGGCCTTCACGCTTTTCGGCGTGTAGCACGTGCCAAGCCATGAACATCAGGTCATCAATACCGATGCCGCCCTGGAGATCAGATGCGCGGCGCTTGAATTTGCGTTCCCACGCTGCGGCAGTTGCGATGGTCGTAGTGACCGTTTCGCTGACTGGTTGCCCTGCCGGTGTCTTGAACGACACCTGGATTGTCAATTTCATGCCGTTGTATCTTCGACGAGAGTGCCACCAGTAATGGTGATTTCCACTTCCGACAATTCGCCGAGCGAGGCGTTTACCACGTCAAGCGACTCAAGGTAGCCGCCAGTGATCTGAAACTCGGGGTTGGTCGTCGTGATGCCGCCGCTGGTCGGCTTAACCGCAACGTAGACGTTGGTGCCGACCAGGCTGGTCAGGTCAACGTACGTGCCAGGCGTCGAGCTGTATTCCATCAACAGCGTGGCCGTGACGGTGACGTTGGTGAGGCCACCCACGTAGTTGCGAGCCGACGAGCCAAAGCTGGAAGCGTCAAGGGCTTCGCGCGCCTTGGTAATGACCACGCTCTTGCACTGGTCGGACAAGTCTTTGGTTGAGCCTGACGTAGTTCCGATGTTGAAGGTCGGTGTTGCGAGGTAGGTGGTTGCGACGGCCATGTAGCGGTTCTCCTGTGGTTTGCGGCCGCTGCAAGCCTTGTGGGCAGTCTAGTAGGTC